ATTAACTATGTCCATGGGGAAACAGTTACTTATACCATTAATAGTGCATTATTAATCACGATTACTGTCCCATTAATACGTGGATATTTCAGAGAAATGATGTACTGGCGATTTATACCTATCTTCCTTCCCTCCACTTCAATAATTTATGTAATTAACGGTAGGGAAATGGGTGTGCCAATAAAACATCTTCCGTTAACTGGAATACCATCAAAATATGATTGTATCACCGAAAATGCATATAATCCGACCCCTGTTTTATGTGCAAATCATATCCAATTGAGGCCAAGGCCAGATCTTTTAGAAGGTTTCAAAGAAATGATGTTAAACTGGGGTTATTTATATGGTCCAGATGAGTTATGGCTTATGGTCAAATTAAATCCTTTATGTATATTAACCAAATTTGGGGCTACCAATATGCAGAGTCACCACATTAACACAATCTTTAATTTTGAAGCAAACTATATACTAAAAGGGACAAAACAAATTATAAAAGTTAAACCAGGCCATTCCCTATTCGAGTTCTGTAATCATTTTGGGTTTGAAACAATTTTGGGTCAATTGCCGGCGAACCGCGTGGAGCGGTTTTTGATCCCAGAACTACCACGATTGGTTGAACAAAACATGATGGTCAGTCAAAATAAAGAACAAGATAAAAATAAAGACAAAAACCAAAACAAAAATATAAAATTGTTAAAGTTTGAACCAGACATATCTGGATCTTTAATTAAAAACTTCCTTCCTGTAATTAAAACAAGATTTTTGGCGGATTCATGTTTACCACAACATTCATATACAGAAGATGGCATTGCATTTACAGAAAACGGACGCTATTATAGGAATGAAGAAACGTCTTCTTTTCGAAACAAAACTGGCCCGTATGTGCATTATATGACCACACTAGTATCAACACAACCAAAATTTACATATCCGGAGTTTTATACACAAGTCCTTGAAAAATGTATAGAAATCATATTGGATTTCACTCTCAAAAAGGATAAACCTATTATTATAATTACAGCAAATAAACAGCAGGTTTTTCCTTTTGATTATCCAGTAATCAATCTTATCCAATATGACAAACCATTACTAGAAACCGAGAATCAAATTAATGTTCCTGTCCCATTGTTACATGGAGCATCACGTGAATTTGGGTTACTAAGGTTATTACCTATTGCCCATTATTCTTTTAAAACACTTAACCAGCGATTTTTGATTCTAAATGGTTATGGCGGTGTTGATTTTAACGTGACTAATTTCAACTTTCCGGCCAAAGACGCACTAGAGTCCATTAATGCTTCTGGCATGACTCCTAACATACTAAATTGGACTTTAGCGCATGTAAATTGTGGTCTTATGTGGGATACATTTATAAATGCACACATCGAACAAGGTGATATATATGGAATTGACGAACAAATCTTATTCGATCTTCCCTCAACAATTTATTTACCTATACGTGGAGACGGATTTGATAATTTCGTTATAACATCTCACCCTAAAGATTTGCATATCTTACCTCAACATACGTATATCGGATGTGGCCTCAAAATAAGTGGGGAATGTATTTCTTACTTAGATCTCATAAGGAAGTTAAAGAAAAACAGAGAAAAGATAGGTTATGATGCAAGAGGTGTAATTCTTCCGACAAACATCACTGTTAAAGAAAAGGTAGTTAGGAGTTATAAAAACATAAAAAAAATATTTAATACAACAACTCTAATTGCCATTATTTTACCATTATTACTTTTAACAGTGTGTACTGACACCTCGTTCTCAGATAATGATACATTGCAGGTAATAGATCATTCTTTTAATATATCAACCTTACCTGTGAGGACAGAAATATCTGTCCCAATTTTAAATACTTTTACCATAATTAAGAATAATGACAATGTTACTTCAACTTTATCTCCTTCGATTCATTGGACATCATATCTAGGACTAGTCATTATGGTGCCAACACTATTGTCGATTTTACTTTATTTTATAAATGACACAATTTGGGTGCTGGCAACAAAGGCTAAATTGTTTCTAATTCTAATAGCCGAAATATTTCCGATTACTTTGACGCCAAAATTAATTGACGATGATTTATTTGATGTTTCAAAGACAATGGATGTTGGGGTACTTGAAATCAGAGATGATGATATACACAAAACTGCACCTCCCAATACAATTTTATTTGCAAGTAATGGTACAAAGGGAGATCATATAAATTCACTTTATTATTCACGATTACTTGCCAAAAATGGTGTTAAAGTTGCTCGATATTCAACCGGAGTTAAAACATCTAAGCATCTCCAAGGCCTGAAACAGGGTCATCTACTTTCAGACGTTGTTGATATGGCTAGAATTAAATTACTCTCTTTGAAGGGATGGGTTAATACTTATAATCAATATTCTGGTTTGAACGGCATGACAAGATTAAATCCGTCGAATCCGAAACAATTACTTACTAGACCCATGACAATCAAATCATGGCTCCAGCCTATCCTCGATATTTTTTCAAATGCTTTTGATGAGTTCATACCTGGTATCTTGCCTGGTTGCAATATAGCGAGATCCGCTGATGGAAAAACACCGTTAAAGTTAAGAAAGTTAGATGAAAATATAAAAAGATCCCCAGTTGTTGCACATGGAAGTGATCTTAATTTTAAACATTACAAAAATCTCCCTTCCTTACCTTCTGGTGACCACCAAAAAATAATGCCATTATACAGTCATATTTACTGTCCAGGGAATGCTGGCACTTTACAAACAGCCTTGGCTAGCGGATGTAAAGTGACATTGATTGATGATTCTTTAGACAGGTCCTTTAAAGATGACGTAAATGATTTGCAACTAACGTACCATTCTCCTTTGCCTTTATTAGTACATGCCATGTGGATTACAAACACTAAAATACCTATAAATTGGCTGATCGCCGCCTTACCCGATCTAATTAAAATCTTTGGACCCACCTGGGTTATAAAGATCGCAAAAACATTTTTTAAGTTTTTGGGCTCAGTCCTATTTATTCTAAAACATTTAGGTATTATCTCCGCATGTATTTCAACAGCATTATTGAACATAGTGACAAAGGATAATTTCACTAATGATCCTCCGCCAATTTTATCTGTGTTCTTTAATTGGCCTATATTAGCATATTTACCAATTGAACTAATGCTACCATTAGTCTTCATCTACTACTTTGGTTATCATGTTTTACATGATATGGTAGGTATAGCTGATGCTGTATCAAAAAGGCATGATAAATTAAGATGGATAATGGTCTTTTCCAAGCCCCAGGACGGTTTCCTCAGACATATACCGTTCCATGCTGGGCTTGTTAATATAAAATCTGGTCAGCATTATGAAGGCCAGTTCACCACACAACATCCAAACATATATAAAAGGAAGTTTAAATTCCAGTTGGCTGATATGAAGTCCACAAATCAATTCTCGTTCGCTTTGCCTTTAGCAATTTCAGATGCTCATGTAAAGCAAATTATAGATAAAGGTAATGCCTTAGAGGATTTATATTCATTGAACTGGAATTGTTTAACCATGATGTTCACTTTCACAACTGTAAACAATGCCTTGCCAAATATAGTCCTGGGCCTTCTACTTTCAATAGGCTCATATGGGATGTTGGCCATTGCAATATTTCAAGCAATCTTTAATGAAGCAAGGCTTCCTTTCGTCCTTAGGCCTCCTATGATGGCGGCAGATCCTAAAGGAAATAAAATTTGTAATTGTTGTAAACAACAAAAGGATGTAAGTGATCAAGGTGAATGCTTAGATTGCGTCAATAATTGCGAATCATATAAAGAGTGTAAATACAATATTAAAATTATAAAAACACCAGAAAATATAAAAGTTTCTGATGGCTCAGAATTATCTGAGCCTGAAACACCAAAAATAGATAAGTCAATATTAGATAAAGAAATGAAGCTGCCAGATGAAATAATTCATACTCTTTCTTTAGCACAACAACATCTATTGAGACAACCTGACTGTCCAGATTTGGATTTACAGGGTATTCTTAAACAGCTGATTATGTTCACTCAGATGTATTACGGTCAACATGATCACTGGTTCAATAATGAGCGAACAGGCTTTAAAAATTTTGAGGAATTCAAAAAGAATACAGGCTTAAGCAGTCTTGAAGATGTTAATGCACGAACGTATTTAGAAAGGTATGATATAAACACTGCAATGACACTGGCAGCACATACTTATATAACACAAAACGGGAAAAGGGCTTCTAAAGTGCTTGAAAATGCTGTGTTGTCATTATTAAAATTTAAAGAACGACAACAGTTTCAAAATAAAATAACGATAATCACCGAAGAGCCAGAACCCATCAAAAAGAGAGTTGCTGAAATAATTGATCAAATTTATAATTTAATTCAACCTCTTTTCAATAAAATACCTAAATTAAGAGATATCTGGACTTGGTTAATTCAAAAAGGGGGTAAGGTCGTAATCGTCATTGCCAATTTGTTGACTAATTTAGCCCACATTGGATATGCAATCTTTGAGTATTCAAAGGAAGCATGGTACCAATTTTGGGATCTTGTTGACGATATCATTGACCTAGCATTTGCAGATGAGTATAGAACTCGGGTAAAGTCAGTGTGGGCTGCAACTAGTTTGAGAAATCCGCTTGCGGTTTCAAGAACTCAACAATTATACAACACACTTACATATACATCTGCAAAACCGAGAACTGCCTTTATAGATGATTTTGGTGCGCATTGCAAACATCTAGCAGATATCTATAAACAACAGACAGGGAGGGAGGTTGATTTAATGTTACCTCAATCACGATCAATTAAAGATAGTAATCCAGTAATGTCCAGACATGAAGCGGAATTACTAAATTATACTGATCCATATACTGATGATCCAGAATTTTCGCGACGGGTAGAACAATACATACAGATGGGTGTGAAACAGGGATCTGATGGTGTACGACTAGGAGAACGAGAATTAAATCGTCTTGTCGATGCAAATAACAGATATGCTTCAAGTGAGCCTTTAATCACAATTGAGGATGAAATATTCGCAGAACAAGTTGCTACGGCCATGATAAACCAGTACCCAGAATGGCTTGCGGATATAAAACTCTCACAACCTCAAATTCTTCAATATTACCTGGAGAAGAAAATGAAGTATTCTTCCGGCACACCTTTTGGTGCCGTATATCGAAAACGATCAGAAATGTTTGCACTAGGTTGGAATGATGTTCTTATAGAAAAAGCCATACAACATCTTACTAACGGTGAGTACCCTGTCCAATATTACCATTCTTTTGCGAAGAGTCAAGTCGTTGACATCGTAAAAGTCCTTGATAATGGAAAGGCAATAAGAACTGTAACCGCCCAGGACCTTGCCAGTTATTATGTAGAACAAATCATACAGTTAGAAAGGAACAAAAGAATAACTTGGCGCACAACCGGTACTGGTATAGGGATGATATTAAATCAAAACATGGCCCAATTATTCCAAGACCTAAACAGACATAAATCAGACGGTGGGATATTTATTGAAGCTGATGCCACTGCATTTGATTCAGGAATGACACCTTTCCTTTTCAGTCTTAATGCACACCTTTTTGCTAAGGGTGCAAAAAATCTTGGCCACTGGACTGAAGATATTGGAGGAAAAGTGGGTTCCATTATGAAAGCAAAATACGACTCAATGCAAAAAGCATGGATCATTTCTGTTACAATGAATCCTAAAAACATGCTTGGCACAACAATCATTATTCCGAAAAATTCTCGTAGTTTAATGTACAAATTGATTGAAGATGAGCCACATAAATTTATAGACACTAAACAAGCGATCTCAATGGCTAAACGTTTCGAAAAGGGAAGCGGGTCCCCAAAATATATACATCTTACGGATGATGAATCATATTACTTTAAAGTAAAAATTTCAAAAGATCAGCCACAATTGCCCGAAGAGTATAAAGACGTTTCCGCGGTCTTCCCAGTTTTTGGGAAATATTCATTCGACGAAGATCAGCCTGTGAAGTTCACTGTTCCAACCTTATATATAAAACCTAATGAATTGGAACATGAACTTTTAAGAACCCAGGAGAACCTTAAATTAGTGTATAATGTACAAATGAAAAATAGAGGTGGGGCAACAGGGCAATCTGGAACAACTCCAGATAACACCACTGGATTTCGTGGTGCCTGTATTGCTGCATGGTGTAGATTTCATGATTACAAGAAAACACCAGATCAGTTCTTTACGGATAATAAGATCTTTAATACTGGTGACGACTCAATTTGGTCTATTAGAATGACAAAAGAAGACAGAAATCTTGATAAACTTGCAGAAGCCTTAGCATATTATGGAGTTAATATTGAATTCGAAGAGATTGCTGATATCGAAGATATCCAATATCTTGGCAATAAAGTCTATCGTGGTAAGAACCCTAAAATCATTGATGCTTTTAATCATTGGAGCCAATTGCAACAAAGATATTATAAAGCATCTAATCTAGACGCAACACCAAAATTATTAACGAAGAAACCCAAGTTAATAGTATATCACGATCAATCAATGACTTTAATGAGGCGATCTGCCTTTAGATATTATCAAGCCTCTCCTGTGAATAGGAAATATCTTCATACTTATCTAGACAAAACTGTCGGTCATGCGTACATGACAGCCTGGTTGCCCGAGATGTATAATACAATTATAGCTCCAGAGTTTATACATTTCTCACGGGAGCTAGCAAAATATTATCGTGTCAAAAATTTTGATATAAAATTACAAAACATTAAAGATCCATTATCCGGCAAAGACACTCTGTTTAAGGAGGTCAAGATCAAATTTCCAACTAAAGCCGAATTAAATAATATGGATCAACGCCAAAAAGGTTTCTGGTTATATTATAAAACAATAAAGTTTCCTTCATATTATGCTGTACTTAATGTGCAAATGAAGGTCACAGACCAAGATAATAATAAATATAACTATTACCTTAGTAAATATCTTAAATATGACACTGTCCTTAATGATAAACCAAATGAGTGGCTAGATTGGGTTGGATCGATCTTTAATTCAATCCCGCGGGAAATCTATAAAATGCAACCAGCTCTATTGACATTGTATCCTGATGCAGTATGGTACACTAGATGTAGATATCCTGAGAAATTTATGATGTTATCAGCTGAAAAAAACGGTGAAAAAGCAGATACCGTTGCGGGACTTACATATTTAGTCAATCAATCACCTGTAAGTTCCTTATGTGATGCTCAAACATTCATATATAATTTACAAATTCCTGGTTATAGAGAAAAGGAGAAAATATCTCTTGAATATTTAGATACATATAAATGTATAATGATGTGGTATTCCATATTTTATTTATTATTTTATATAATTGAGAATACAGTTTCTAGAATCCCCATAATTGGCTTCATATGGCGATTATTTATTTTATTATTCGTTGATGTTAATAAATTTTATTCTGTATTATCTTTGTTATGGTGGCATGAACATGGAAAATCAAGTGCCAAAATATCCTCGTTAATTCCGAGGGATATTTTTATGTGGATTAAACGATTTTGTATATGGATTATAGAGTTAATACCTTTTGAATTCTGGGAGCTTATTACCCCAACAATATTCATTCTTCCTTTCCTAGCAAGGATTTCCCTTACATTTGCTAATTTGATTCGTCACCAACAGCAGATCAAAGAAACTTCAGAAGATCATAGCTCAAAGGTAGTGATCTGGGAGAAAGAATTAAGTGGGCGTGAAGACTTTATCGACAAATACAATGATTTTTCAAAACTTACGATAGTCAATTCTGCAACAGCCACTGGTAAGAGCGTGTTACTTCCTCCGGCCGTAATGCAGCTGACCAGAGATCGAGCTGAAAATCGTGTCTTCAAACTTCCAAATCAGAAAATTGTCGATGGACATGATGCCAAAATTATCTTCCTTGTGCCGAGAAACTTACTAAGGGATGAATACAGCAGTCCAAACATGTCCGACATCAAAGACCCAATTACAAGTCTTGGACGCCAAACATACCAAAAGGTGAAACGTGGAACACAAATAAACCTCAATGCAAATATGTATGTCATGACCAATGGCCATTTTCTACACAGACAAGAGTTCATTCATAACATAGAAAATTATTTGGTCATAATCGACGAATTCCATGAAATGCAAGGTGAAATGCTCGTTGCAATTTCACATATTCTAGACCGTACAAAGATTGTTCTATTATCAGCAACTCCAACTGCAATTGAAGAATTGGATACAAATTTGTTCACAAGCAGTCTAACACCAAGATACCATCGTAGGATTATTATGCGAGATCCTGGTATAACACCTATTAACAATGTTATTTGGCAAAGGGAACGTAAGTTCTTCAAACCTAGTGAATTAATTGTCAAATTAACTACATTTAGAGAAGTGTCAGAGATGCAGGCAGCTTTAGCCGCTGAACAGATTCCGTCATTTGAAGTAAGTAGACGAACAATGGGCCAGAAAATACCTACAGACATGGCTTTAGTCTGTACAGATATTATCAATGCAGGTGTTAACCTACCAGGTAACAGGACTGTAATGGTATCAAATGGCACACATTTCTGCTCTTATGAGGGTCAAACGGTCGTCAGACCATTGGATGAGGCGACCCATTATCAATCATTTTCGAGAATTGGTAGAAAATGTGATGGTATTGCTATAATGCCACGGACATCAGGGACAGGTCTTGCTCCAAAACCCTATCCTTCTGCCACTTTATTCATAAACAAATTAATGACTGATTATTACCAGATACTTCAATTAAATGAACATGCGCCAGAAGCTCCAGGCCATTCTCGTGTCCCAAATCATTCATGGTTACAATTTCCAAGGAAACATGATGAATATTTAGGACAATTAGCCCTGGTGACATTTTTGTTCCAAGATGTCACGGAACAAATGCGTATACCTATCATTTATTATGATCTATTCAATCGACCGAACCGAGTTGTTGATGATTACGAACACTTTATAGAATACATTAAACACCAACATATTAAATACGTTCCTTATGATGAAATAAATAAAATACTCCAAACAGGGGAGATTGCCCTTTACGCATTCAAGGAATCTAATCGGGAGAAACCCCGAGAAGAGCCTGTATTCAATATGAATGATAAAGATGGCAATTCAACCTTGTTTTACAATGCACGTGTTTTCATCCCAGTTGCCAAAACTTGGAAGGATTACACTCTAGTTAATCGTTCACTCACTTACGATATAGAATCTAATCATGTTGAGCCATTAGCCAGAAAAATAATTGATTTTGATCTAATCAAAAACAATTTACCAAAAACATTCAATTCGCAGAAACGTAATAATATTAAACGTTCTATTTCTAAATTAGAACCTCATATTTTAACTCCAAATCTTGACTATTCCATAAATCACAATTGTTTACAATTGTTAATGACAGATTTACTCTGCCCGATTTGTGGTAATGCTCGAGAACACAAACATGATCTTACAGATCAGGACGATCTTCTTAAAGAGTATTCATGTGATAATGCTTTCCTAATCTTCCGTCCCCCTAAGGAGATTTTCCGACATGGAAGGCAACACATGTACGCTCTTTCTCAGGCAGTCCGAGAACTTGCCTTAGACATACCCGAAGAAATAAAAGGTACCAGGTTATCAAATTGGCTTCAACACATTGTATCGTATCAGCGAACTACCGCGACGATCAATATGGGAGCCCCTGTTTTCTATAAAACTCTTTGGACATGTCAAAATTTGGAAAATCCTGAACAATAAAGATCTTATAAAAATATTATAAAATATAAAATTATAAAAACATTATAAAATTATAAAATTTTAAAGACCCCATGTCAGTAATCGACGGCCATTCTATGCTTTATCTACCATAATAAAGCTGCCGAAACGGGCCTGGCATGGCATATGCTCATACCAAACCAGTGGTAGACAATAACTCTACTGGGGGCATATGAAATCTTAATTCTATTTAAAACCTAACCATGACAGTTAGGTCCTTCTTTTAATTAAGAGAGGATAGTGGTGGTCCACGAACCTGAAAATAACAGTAAATTATTTCCATAGGTAGTTATATGGAAACCCTTAGTAACTTACTCTAATTCGCCCCTTTCCCTTTGGAAAGTGTCGATATGGTGTAAGGAAAAATTAATAAAATTAAAAATAGTTCATTACTAAAGGTTATCTTTTCTTTAAATTTAACCTGAATCAGACCTTGAAATAGTTGTAAAAGCCAAGTCAGAAAGAAAAAGGACCTCTTAATTGAGTGTCTAATAACTTAAATTCTTCAACATTACATCTAGGGAGCCAGTTACAGTGTGCTAATTGCCTTGTAACCTGTGTCATACACACAACCATTACATTTTAGATCGAACGGCTGCTCTTCGTGCTTACTTGATTCTCCGTCCCGCGAGGGCTTAGAAAATTAGTTGAGTGTCGAGCTGTTTATCAAATCGCAAATTTTGGTCTTGGTTGATCATCTCCCCCTTTTTCGATCTGAA